TTTGACCGGCGCTGATCGGCGAGTTGATGTCGATGCCGGTCTGCTGCGAAACGTACCGTTTGTAGTTGTTGACCGATGCGGCGCTGTTTTCCGGGCCTTGCGGGGCGTAACGGTTGATGATCTTGTCGATGGTGTTGAACCCGCGCCCGACGTAAGCGCTCCGCAGCAAATTCTCCTGCGCAGCGATACCCGCCTGCGGTGTGCTGAATGTAGCAAAGCCACCACTGTTGCCTGTGTAGCCGGCCTGCGACCGCGCGAACGCGCCGTCCTTGAGCGCGCCGGGGTTGGTCTGCAAAGCTGTAGCCACGGGGCTAGCGCCGCCGCGAATGACAGTGCCTCGCGAACCGCCGCCAACAGACGGCGGGGTGCCGACAACACCAACAGCCGCTGGCGTAAAGGTATTCGTGTTAGGATCATAGGTGCCAGCGCCAAGACCCTCGACATTCATGCCCGTAGGCTTCAGTGTGACAGTGGCTTCCGAACCCGGAACCACAGTAGCCGGTCCACCAAACTCCGACATAGAAATGGCGCGCGTAGATGTGCCGAGGTTTTGTTCGACAATCTTCTGCTTATACAGCTTGTCCGCCTCAAGCGTACCTAGGTAAGTTGTTTTTTTCCATCCTTCAAACTGCGCGGGGTCACGCGGCATGTCGGCGACCGCGCGCGAAAGGACGTCTTGGTACATCGGGGTTTGGAACTGCGGAAGGGACGCAATTTTATCCGCAAATCCGACCACCTGATCGGGGGTCGCTGAACTTGCGATGGCTGCGCGAATGAAGTTGTTAAAGTCTAGACCTGTTTTAAGCTCCGCCGACGCCGCTTTGGCGCGGGCTTCTGACATAGCCGATGGGTGCAAATCTCTTTTACGACCTTCTTCAGCCGCCGCGATCTGCATGGCCTGCTGCGCCTGCGCCGCCTGACGTTCCGCCGCACGCTGCTGCATCATCATGTTCATGATCTGCCCGTACTGCTGGTTGACACGCGAAATGTCTGGTACTTGCGGTCCGCGGACGCCAAGTGCAATCATCTGGTTAGCCATTAGAACGCTGGTCCTTTCGTCCCCGGTATAGCAGGTGTGCCTCCGCCTATTCCGGGCGATGTTTTCGGGGTGATGGGTGTGCCGCTGCCGGGCGGTACAGTGTTTCTATAATAATCCATCAGTGCCGCGTTCACTGGGGCTTGGACCATGTAGTTCGTGACGCCACTAAGCGCTTGGTTCAGCGCGTTCGCCTGACCGACGTAACCTGAAGCGCGCGCCTGACCGGCGGCTAGTTCGCCCGCAGCCAGACCTTGACCAAGGCTACCCGCAGCGCCAGTCATTATGTTGGCAGCCGACTGACCAGAACCCATCAGCGACTGAAGCGGGTTCAGCCGTGCGGCGCGCTCGACCTGATAGCGGTTGAACGCGTTCTGATACTCTTGGCTGGCTAAATCTTGGCTGAAACGCTGTACGCCCTTCAAAGTGCTGCCGGACAGCAGATTGCCGCGGGCAGCCGCCGACCGTTCCAACGCCTTTAGACTTTCCGACTGGCGGAAGGCGTAGCCGGGGTCTTGCTGGAACTGATCCATGCCAAACTGCTTGGCCATACTGCCATAGTCGGGCGCGGTCGTGTCGCCGCCGACACCTAGCAGACGCATAATTTCTGACTGCGCGGTTAATCCGGCTTGGCGAAACGGCTCTTGCAGTTCTTCCTGCCGCCGGTTAGCCGCCTCTAAACGGGCGTCCGATCTTTTCGCTGCTTTTGTCTGCGCCTTCGCAGCTTTGCTGGCACCACGCATGGAGACTGCGCCGCCGACAACCGCGCTTCCGATTACTGCTGCTGCGACCATGTCAGTCTCCGATCCACTTAGAATAATATGTTTCTACCGGTTCCATCTTCAGGAAATCAAACAGCCGCGAAGCATCTTGGTGAAGTTTGGAACCGTAAAAAATGCGATGCACGCCCCGCCTTTTAGCTTCTTTTTCGACTGCGCGAAAGAGCTTTACACCACTGAAGCCGCCGCGAATGTCTGGATGGGTCCAAAAAATGTCCATCGTAAGCGTCAAACAGGTTTGGTAGTGCAGGCCGGGGGATACAAAACCGATGAAATAGCCGACCAATCGACCGGCGTCGCGGAGCGTCACGACCATGACTTGCCCTGCGTCATCGCGGGCGGCGTACACATCATATTGCGGGTCGAGCGGAACTTTATCTTTGTTGAGCGCCAACTCTTCCCAGTGCAGCGGCAACAGCGGCTGCGCCTCTTCGATAAACGGTGCCCATTCCTCGACTTGTGCGGTAATCATTATGCGCTCCTGATGTCTATGATGCAGACTATTCTATCATCTGCACTGTTATTGACAACAGAATGTATTACGCGATTGTTGACCCACCACACTTCGCCGCCACGGAAGTTGACGGTCTCGTCCTCGCAATGAAACAGTGCGCCCGGCAAAGATTGAAGCGCTATCTGATAGCGGGTGTAAAACTCGGCCGGTGCGCCTTGGTCGACGTGCGGCGTGATCTGGCCGCCGGGCGGCAGTTTCGTGACGATGCAACGGCCAAGCTGCACGCCGTTGACCCGATGGATAAGGTCCAGCACCAGCCGGCGCAGCGACGGCAACGCCGTCCACGCCGGATACGGGATGGTCTGGATGTCGTTAACGACGGCGGTAGGATCGTCCGGCAGTTCGTTAAACCAGAGCCAAATGTCGCTGACGTCGCCGTGGGCGGTGTCGGGGTGCGCCGTGCGCAGCGTGTTCTGGTCCCACAAGTCAGGCTGCGTCGCCAGTTCACGTAAGACCGGGACGACGTCAATACCTTCGGCAAGACGCAGGAAATGCTGCATCAGCTAACCAGTCGGCCCGATGCGCGGATGTTAATGGCCGACGCCGTGCCAGCGATAGTCGAGATGAAGCCATTGTTCGGTAGGACGTGACCGACCAGTTCGGGGAAGGTGTACGTCTCCGACGGCTGGAGCGTCTTCGCCTTCACGATCAGGTTGTCATTGCCCGCGCTGCCCGCAGCCGTGACGAGGTTGACGCTGATCGTCGCCGCTGACGCGCTGTAATTGGTCGCGGTAAACTTGTCGATGATCGTCTGGACGCCAGCCGACGTGTACTGCGTGGTCTGGCTGTTCTCGGCGGTCTTTGCCGGAATGATGTTGTTGATAGTGACGGCCACTACGCTATCCTTTGCATTATAAGAGACGAACCAATCTGCAACGTCACAGCAGATGCGTTGACTTCAGACGCAAATTGTATCTGAAAATTGCCCGGAGTGGAACCACAAGTGACTATACCTGATATGCGCGCGGTGTGGTTGCTGTTTATCGCGGTCACGCCAGTGCCGAGAACGTTACCTGTGTTCGTCGCAGAGGCGTTAGGGAATGTCGTTCGTAGCTGAGACGCGGCGGCGGTTGAAGTGATAGGGACGACCACTTCCAACTGACAGATGCTTCCCGTCGGCGATGTAAAGCCAAGGTTCAAGCCGGTTGTCGTGGCTGCGCTCTGGAACGTGACAAAGCAATCTACCGTATAGACACCATTGGCAACCATCGCTTCGACAAGCTGCGTGACGTTGGCAAGCCCGGTCACTGTCGACTGCTGTGTCGATGTCAGCTTATCGACCGAAGCGGCCCAAAAACCAGTCACAGTTCCAGACACCGTAAGATCGCCGCTGCCGAGGATCGACGCGCCATTGATCGTTTTGATGTTGGTCGCGCTGACCAGCGCCGCCTGCTTGCCGTTAAATGTCGACCAGTCCGCCGACGATAGCACGCCTCGGTTGGCGGCGGATGCAGTGGGCACGTTCAGCGTAATGACGGGTGATGTTGAACTGTTGGCAACAGTAGAGGATAGGTCCGTCCCTGTCGTGCCAAGCGTAATCGCGGCAACGCTTGTGACCGTGCCGGTGTTTGACGTGTAGCCGTTCGGGTTTGTTGCGTTGTACGGAGTAAACCCTAGAGCGCCTGTAACGTCCGTATTCGCCAGCGTGACAGAGCCAACGCGGGTGTTAAACGACGTAACTCCTCCGCCGCCCCCGCCGCCCCCGCCGCCAGAATTAGGAGGGAAAGTGGTGATCGGCATTATATCGCCTCACCGCCGCTAATGCTTGCGGTGATCCCCAGACCAGACCCTTGCACCTGTATAGTGTCGCCAGCGTTCATGATTTGCACGCCTGTCCATTGCAGCGTCGTGTTGGCGGCTATGGATACACCGTAAAAAAGCGCGTTACCAGTGCCGGCCGCGCCGCCAGAAGGGACCAAATGCACGTTAACCGTTAACGCCCCTGCGGTCGTGTTGCACAAGTCTATGTCTTTAACCATAGCGCGCGTCAAAGCTGGGACAGTATATATGGTTGTGGTGCCTGCGGTGACCGCGGCTTGGGCTAATTTTACAGGTGTTATCTGCTGAAACGGCATATTAAAGCCCTAACCATGTAAGCACTTGCAAGGATGCCACAGCGCTTGCTGTTTCGATATACTCGTTACGGGGTTCCGTAAGCGAGGTGTTCTGAAAGTCGTAGAACTGCTTTTCGAGCGCAACCGCAAAAGAACCCGCGTCGGGCGTGCTGTCCGCAGCCTGCGCCATATCCGCCATGACCGCGTCGTAGGACGCCAGCAGCGACGCTGCGTCTGGCGCTAGTTCGACTTCGGCTTGGTTAGACTGTGTCGCTGTCAGCAGCGACAGAAAGAAGCGATACCATTCACGGCTAATCGCGCCGGTACGCGGGTCGAGCAGAGCGACGCGCGGCGGCGTGAGGTTAGTCGGATTGGTAATCGCCGACATCAGGCCCGCGTCCCGCTAAGGATCAGTTCAGCGCCCATGATGTAGATGCGTACCGGGTCAGTGCCGGACACCTCGTAGACGCGGTCACGGATTTTCATCGTCGCACCAAGGCGACGCCAGATGGTACGCGTGGCCGTGCGGCCGATCTGGCCCATCGATTTCCAATGCTCGTTCGACCATGTGTGGCCGCCGTCATCGGACCAGCGCAGCATGACCTGCGGGTCGCTGCCTTGGCCAGTGTTCAGACCCACGCCTGTCTCGCAGTCTAGCTGCATGGAGTGCTGGACGGTACGTGCTAGGTTGTTAGCGCCAGTCGGTAGCGCACGCCACGACCGCAGCCATTTCTGCGGCTCACCGTCGTCGGCGTACACGTTAAGGTCGAAGGCGTAGATTTTGCCGTTCTGATAGTCGCCGATGACCGTCGTCGCGTTAAAGAACATCTGGCTGTTGCCGCGATGACGGTTGAACTGCCCTGCGGCAAACGACGCCCGTTCGTGCCATGCGCCGGTCGCCACGTCGAACACCCATGTCGTGTTGGCGGTCGGGAAGTTTAGCACGTAGAAGCTGTGGCCGTCCTGCTGGTAGGTGTAGCCGACGGCGTCCGACAGGTCAGGATATTCCTGCATTTGCCATTCAATCGCGTGCGTCGAGATGCGCTGGCCCATATAGCCAGATGCCCTAAAGACCATACCTTGACCGCGCGCATCCTTGCCGAGCCAGTAAATCTGGTTGTCCATCTTGGCGATGGAGTAAGGGGCCGCGCAGCCGAGTTCGTTAAACGCGCCTTGGATACGCGCCAGCGGAAAGTCGATCAGGCCAGCGTTGTACCAGACTTCGGTCGAGTTGGTGCCGAACACCCACACTTCGCGGTGATCGACAAAGATCGCCACGACGTTGTCAGGGTTGCCTTCGGCGCTGGTAAATTCCAGCGGGTCGACCTGCGTGCCGTCCAGCAGTGACGTCACCCAGATTTTCTGGCTGTTCGGCTCGTTGAACACGAAATAGCCGTCGATGTAGCCGACCGTCACCGCGCCGGGGAAGTCAGGGTCGGTGATCTGCTGGAACACGTCCGTGCCGGAATTGTAGATGTAGCCCTGCGGATTGACCGCGACGAATAGCTGCGTGCCGTTGTCGGCCATGCTGACCGGGCCTGTGCCAGCCACGGTGCCCTTAGCGACCGCGTTCCAGTTGCTGTCGATCTGGTACAGCGTCGGGCCAGACACGACGTAGCCGTAGTTGCCGAACTGCCACATACCGCGGATCGGACCGATGCCGACAGTGGCCAGACGGGTAAGCCCCGGTGCGCGCTGAAGGAAGGCAGGCTCTTTGCCGCCTTCCGGCACAACCTCCGGGAACAGATTTATCATCTGGTTGTCTGCGGCGTTGACGCTTCGAGCGACATACGCCGACCCTAGGATCGGCGTCTTCATCAGTAGTTGCCCGCGAAGATGTTAAAGCGCTGACGCGTG